TTGCTCGACAATTGAGAAAGCCTCGTCAAGGGCTTCGCTTGCTTTAATGCTTCCGTTGACATGTGTGTTTTCTGTTGATTCGCCTAGGGCAAGACGCCCCGTCTTATGACATATAGATAGCGCGTTCGCCAGTTGCGTAAGCGCCGATGCGCTAAACGAGTAATCACCGTCCGGGTCTTTTTTACGCTTGATAGCCGCCGTCTGCAAGACGTTGCCAATCTCAGCCTGTAGCGTCTTGGCTAGCTTAAGCGATTTAGAGTCGAATTCGACCGAGTTGCTTAAAAGCTCTTTCCGCCGCTCTTGGTCTCGCTCCTGATCAAAACGAGACTCAAACACCGATCTAGCCTCTTCCCAGTTGCCCTCCTTAGACCGTCGATGCACAGTGGCTAGTCCCACATCGAACCGCTCCGCCAGCTCCACCAATGTCGGGTATTTCCTGCCGTTAGGGGTGTCCTCACCCTGCACGTAAAGGTCGCGCATTTCGTCCGTCTCTGACGCACTAAGCCTTTTTAACGTTCTGGTCATCGGTTATTCAGCCCCTTTGTTTCCAAATTTTAACGCGCAAGATAAAAAACTCAATTTTTTTACGTTTTTTTTCAGAGAATGACCACCGGCTAATAGAGCCAGTTTGCCATTGTAAACACAAACAGAGGGGAAGACTTTTTATCGGGGTGGGTGGTCGCAAGTGGAAAGCAAAAGGTGGTCTAAAAACAAAAAAAGCCGGGTGCGAACACCCAGCCTCTTCTGCGCGGCGACCAAACCGCTAACCGGGTAGACCAATACCCATGTACCACGAACCTCCCAGAAGGGACGCTCAATTCCAGTATAACTCAGGCACTTGTTACGATCAAGAATCAGTAAGAGGGAGGCTGATAATAGCTAGCGATGCCTTTCCTTTGTGTTGGTTCAGGCAAGCTCTCGACGTATGACTGCTTGGTCACATCGTATCGGAAATGAGCCTCTCCGATTTGACCGTATAGACCCTGTTCCCTGATTTTGCGCGTGATCACTCTGGTCGTGTTGTTCTCGAAGTCTCGATGAACTACCAGCCCCACGTCTGCCATGTTGTTCCAGTGAGCCGCGCCGCTGATGTCGTATAGGGTTGGCGGCGGGATCACACCGTCTGGGGTCCGTTGCATCTTCGCGGGGTGGGCAACCATCCAGATCACCACGTCATGCTTGCGACAGAACTGCTTGCACTTCGAGATTAAATCCCGAATGTGCTCGTCTTCTCGCTTGCCGTTTTCTCGGTTCGCGTTGATCTCGTTGTAGGGGTCAACGACAATCCCCTGCACCCCAAACCTTAAGCAAGCGATCCGCGCCTTTTCCAGTAGCCAATCAATCGTTGGGATGTCGTCTTGCGACTCGATAAAGTAGTAGTGGTCGTTTAGGAAGTCTAGGCACTGCGTCAGAATCTCCTTATTCATCCGAGCGCTAGGTCCATGATCAAACGGCATGCTCACGACCTTTTCTGACAGTCTGCGCAAGTGCTGGGGCGTCGAGTGCTCTGGAGAGAAGACCGCGAACTTCCAGTTATGGATTTTTGCCAGTTGTACCGTAAGTTGATCAAGAAAATTGGATTTCCCGTGGTTCGGAACACCAGTCACGACGTGGAACGTGGCGGGCATGACTTTGTAGATTTCGTCGAGCGACGACCAGCCGGTGTCTAGGGGCTTCTCTACGTGCCCCTCATAGATGTTAAAAACCTCTGCCCGATAGTCGTTGACTTGGTGCAAGCCCTCGATCGGATAAGCCTCCGCGCTTTCAATGATCTTGACCAGCGCCTCGGCACCGTGGGCGAGTAAATATTCGTTAGCGTCCTTAGCGCTGGAGTCGCCCCAGCTTACGCGCCAGCATCGATCTTTCCCGAATCTATGGGTCAATTCGAGCGCCAATGCCCGACCAGCCTCATCTGCATCGGTCGCGACGACCACCTTCTCCGCCTCCTGAATCCATTCGCAGTTATTCAGAGCCTCGAACCGCTTGTCGTGGGTGTCAAACTTCGCCTGCTTCGGAGCGCCATCAGGGAGCGTAACGGCGTTTTTGATGCCCGCCTCCCACATTGCTATAACGTCCATTTCGCCTTCAACGAAGACCAGCTCTTTGCGCCCAGTCTGCTCCCAATGATCCTTAACTGCGTCGATGTTAAATAGGGTTCGTTCCGCGCCGTTCTCCTGTCGGAACCGCTTGTCTTGCGTTCGGTACTTAACGTTGACCAACTCGCCGTCGACCCTGTAGGGAAAGGCAATAGAGGCTTCCGCTCCAGCCCCAAAGGATTTTTGTGCTTTGTAAACACCAAAAGCCTCAACCGTTGACTGACTGATGCCGCGCTTTTCAAACCATCGCATAACACCATCGCTCACGGGCTTTAATTCAGGCTCTGGCGGTCTTTTTGGCTCCTGCCTATACGTAGGCATATCCCTTGGTCTAAAAGCGCCTTGTTGGGCGGTTCTCGTGCCTCCGCTGAACCCACAGTTATGGCACATCCAAACTGCGGAGCTATCCGGTTGAATCGTGACCGACAGGGGCTTGTCTAGTTTGTTTTTAGACTTTCTGGTCTCTCGGCACTGTGGACAGTAGGTTTTATGGTCTCCCACTGTGGATCGATAAAGGTGGATACCTTGGTTCTCTAGTTCTTGCATGTCATCCCGCCAATTGGTTAAGGTTCGTGGTTCTCTGTGGTCTGGACTCTTCTCCAACGGTCTCGAATCTCGCCTGATTTAGCCATGTGGTCGCATGGGGCGTAAATTTGGGGTCCTTCCCCTTGCGGATTTGAGCATAGTCGGTCGTAGCTTGGAGTAGCCACGCCGGATCATAACGGCTACATGCTTTTTGCCAAGCCTCTAGCGCCTTTGATTTTGACCCGTCTCGTCTTGGATATACGCCCCACCAAAGCTCAAATTCAGGCGGATAACCTGCTCGATTTTTAGGCAATCGAACATTATTTGTATTTGACTGTATATCTCTGACTGTATTGGGGTACATATTTGTCACCCCCACCCCCTCATTTTTGTCACCCCTAGGGGGTACATTTTTGTCACCCCTATCTACCCTATGCAGTCCTCGACCGTCCGGTGGCTGTGTCTCACCCAAAGCGGACTCGTCAACTTGGACCTTATAACGATTACTCGTCTGCTTGCCGTCGGCGCCAAACCTAGCATGAATAGCTAAAAAACCGTTTTGGACTAGGTACCGAAGCGCTCGATGTATGGTTCTGGTATCGCACGAGCACAGCTTCGCTAAATGCTCTTTGCTTGGGTAACATGACCCAGCTTCGTCCGCGTAGTTCGCCAGCATTAGCAAAACCAGCTTCGCGGTAGGTGTGGCGCAGTCTTGTTTTACTGCCCAGCTCATAGCGTTGAAAGACATCTATCCTCCTTGGGTTGGTCGGTTCGTGGATCGAGTAATGTACCCGCATCCAAGATGTAATGCAACAAAAAAGAGACAATTTGTCATTTAATTAAAATAGTGGTTGACGGTTGTAAACAAGGTCGGTAGATTAGCGGTGTGTTTAACCAACCGAGACCAGTACCATGAAATCAGATCGCAACAGCTTTTTAATCTTTGCAGTCGCCGCGTTAGCAATAGCCACCCTTGGTTTGATCGGTCAATCCGACTACGAAATGGAGCTAGAGAGCGAAAAATATTACTGCGAAATGGTGTCGCAGTTCAATGAGACAAAGCACCTAGACCGTGACTCTCATCGTGGGCACCCTGACTATAAGGGAATCTACCAAGAAGTCTGCGTTAAGTACGCTCGCAAGTGAGGGGTTATCTATGTCTAAAAAGTGCTGTTTTTGCGGAGTCATCCACCCTCATGGTGGGATAAAAAGGCTCTTTGTCTCGTCCTCAAAAGAGATGGTCGGGTTCTGCTCGCCTTGTGGAGAGAGGATCATAATGACCAATCCAATAACCAATGAAGAGATAACCATTTCGTCGCTTTACGAGCGATCGAGTCAGACTCAGGAGACAAACAATGATGACTGAAGACCAAGCCATTGGAATCTACGTAGGTATGGCTGTCGGAGACGCTGTGGGCGCCCCTCTGGAGTTTACCGACGGGGTAGGTGACTGGAGAGACGTTGAAATGTCTTATGGGGGCGTTCACGCCTGCGTTACCGGCGAATGGACCGACGATACCGCAATGGCTAGATGCCTAAGTGACGTCTATATCAAGAATGAGACGCTAAACGTCGCCATGCTGTATGAGAATTTTTCTAGGTGGATGTACAAAGGCACGTTTGGGACAAGGGACTATTGCTTTGATATTGGCAACACTTGCGCCAAAGCGATAACTCTTTGGGAGGTCGCCGGTAGAGAGGGGATACATGGCATAACTGATGCCGACAATCAAAGTAACGGTGGGATTACGCGCTTGGCTCCGGCTATCGTTCGGAACCACAAAGATATCAATATGGCTATGCACGACGCTTTATTACAGTCTCAAACGACCCACGCTAGCCCGACGTGCCTATACATTGCCAGCCTGCTAACCCGCGACCTCTTCTATGGCGACATGCTCGAAGAGCACAAAGAGATAGCCATAAAGCACAAGGCGCAAAACTCAGGATGGGTGGTGGACACCTATTACTCGGCATGGCAATCGATTTTCTGCACCGATAATTTCGAGGATGCGATCAAGTGGTCTGTGCAGTACGGCGGGGACTCAGATACCGTAGCCGCTGTCGCGGGCATGATAGCGGGTCGAATCTATGGGATTGACGACATACCTAGCCGGTGGCGAAAGAATCTTATCGACTATGACAAGCTATACATGGAGGCAGACACCATGTACTTTCTTGGTAATCGAGACAAAGAGTACGGCTTTTCCTAGTTACTTTTTATCTTTTGACCCGAGGTTCATGTTGGTGAACCCAAAGTAGGCGCCAAGCAAAGCACTCACGCTCAGATAGTAGATCGACGACATGTCCGACAACAATGTTCCAGCCTTGGGGAGAGCCATCCACTCGGTAAGAATGACGCTGAACGGGAAGAGTAAAAAGCCAGCCAGCGCAAACCAAGCCATTCGACGCTGGGAATCGCGCTTTGCGTCTTCGTCTTCCATTTCGAGGCGAAGTCGCTCTATATTGATTTTCGCTAGGTAAGCGGAAAACTCTTTTTCGTCGAGTGAGCCGCTTTGATCTTTATCTGCTTGTTGGAAATCAGTCATTGTGTACCCATCCTCGTAGAAATAGCCCAAATTAAGAAAACCACCGCCCCGACAGCCAGACCGATGACAGGAATCATCAAAACGCTCATAACCACGTTGTAAAGGCGCCGACGACGTCTAGCGACCTTGATCCGGATTTCCCTCTCTTCAGCTTCCCTCTGCTTTTTTCGCTCGGCTTGAAACTGCCACCAGTCGTCAATCAAGCCAGCCCGACCGTGATACCTCAAAAGCTCCAAAAACTCGCGCTCGGCTTGTCGGACTTGCTCTCGGGCGAAAAAGACTTCGGAGTCGTTGGTGTTGCCAGCCGCCATCTTTTCAATTTGGCTTTTGGCATCAAACCACTCAGACATTTGTTTGCCCAGTGCGTATATCTCTCCGCCATTAGAGATGCTCTCTTTGATAACCGCTATGGCGGCGTTTGCGGCGGCTAACTCTGCC